CCGCCACAACTATCCGGCCGGGTTCCAGGTGTTGTGCCACAACTGCAATCTCGGCCGACAGTTCAACGGCGGCACCTGTCCGCACCAGGAGAGATGAGCATGGGCTACCGCAAGACACAGCGCCGCATCGAGGTGTCCCTCAAGGGCCACAAGGTGTACGGCCAGGACGACGAGTACCCGATCGCCTACGCGCGCGGCAAGAGCCTCGACGAGTACCTGCGCCTCATGGGCTACACCGAGACGGAGGAAGCCGACGAACGCACCGGCATCGTCCGGCAACTGGAAGAGTTCGCCGGCTCACTCGTCTCTTGGAACCTGGAACGCGAGGACGGCACCCCGATCCCGTGCACAGCCAAGGCGCTGTTCACCGACGTCGACAACGACCTCGCCCTGGCTCTCGCCACCGAATGGATCGAGCGACTCGGGGGGAAGGTGGACGACCCTTTGCCCACGAGCTCGCCCTCTGGCGAGCCGTCCCAGGTGGCATCGATTCCGATGGAAACACTGTCGGCCCTCCCGGAGCCTTCCAGCGTGCCCGCCTGATCCTCGGCCTCTGCGAGCGGTTCCACTGCCTACCCAGTGCGCTGCTCGCGGAGGACTCCGAGCTGCTGCACCTGATCGAAATCGAACGCCTCGGAACACCGGAGGGAGGGGAAGACTTTGGGTAACGACATCGAAATCCGCGTCAAAGTCGCCAACCAGACCGGCTCCGGCCTCACCTCCTTCAACGCCTCCCTCCGCGCGCTGAAGACCAGCGCCGACCGCGCCGCCGCAGGCCTGCGC